AAAGAAACTGTTGTAAAGGAGCTGTCTAAGCAAGGTCTAAGATTAAAGTACGATTATCTTTCAGAGCCATTCTTCTATGAAGATGAGCCTGAGATACTTATAGATACAAGAGAACAGAATGCTTTACAATTTAAAGAGTCTAAAAAAATGAAGTTAAGTTGTGGCGACTATACAACAACAGGTCCTTTATTTTCTGATGTTTTCGTCGAAAGAAAAAGTTTAGAAGATTTGGTTTCCACTCTCACAGCGGGAGCGCAAAGATTCGACAGAGAAATTAGTAGAGCAGAAGACTTCGGACAGTATCTTGTTGTACTAGTCGAGAATAAAGTTTCTAATGCTATAAATTATAGCCCAGAAAATAGTTTTAGCAAATATATAAATGGTAAGTTTGTGTTCTACAAGATACGAGAAATTTGCGCTAAATATAAAAACATTCAATTCTTATTTTCTGATTCTAGAGAAAACTCCCAAGCTCTAATGGTAAAAATTTTCAAAATGAAAGATAAGGTAAAAAATTACGATTTGGAATTTCTTAAAGATTTTAATTTAATATAATATGTGGAATGAAGGAGCCCATCCTGCTGTAATCAGGAAATCTACAAATGACCAGTTAGAAGAAATCAAAGGTGTACTTTCTGAATCTGAAGCTCAACAGTGGTTTGCTAGATACTGTTTGGCTAATCCAGCATTCATGGTTTATCTCTTAACTAGGGTTAAGCTCGACCCTATACAGGACCTAATGTTAAGGTCCTTCATCCTAAAAGATTATTGTCTTGTGGTTGCTGGACGGGGATTTTCAAAATCTTTCGTAATCTCTTTATTCTGTGTAATATATGCCTTAGGTAATCCGGGAGTTAAGATTGGTATAGCTTCAGGAACTTTTCGACAATCGAAATCAATCATGAAGCAAATTGATAGCTTTGCTTCCCACCCGAAAAATGGAACTTTCTTAAGATCATGTATCACAAAACAACTTTCTAAATCTAGCGATGCTTGGTCAATGGAAATCGGATATTCCTCTATAACAGCCATCCCGCTAGGAAAGGTTAGAGGTTACCGCTTTAATGTTCTGATCGTTGACGAGTTACTAGTCGTCAGTAAAGACATTATAGATTCTATTTTAAAACCGTTCTTGATGGTTCGTCAAGATGGCCCTCAGCACGAACAGATTACAAATGCTCAAAAAGTTTTAGTAGAAAATGGGGTTTTAAAACCAGAGGAAGTTCAACAGTTTTCATCGAACAATAAAATTATAGGTCTATCGTCTGCTAGTTATAAATTTGAATCTCTTTATAGAGATAATTATGTACCTTATGTTAAAACGATTTTAGATCCAACAGCTGAAAATGTAAATCATTGTGTTTTCAGAATGTCTTATAGAGCTGCACCTAAAGGATTCATGGAAGAATCTGCTATCGAAGACATGAGAAGAACGATGTCTAAATCAATGTTCGATAGAGAGCTTGAAGCTATATTTGGAGATGATACCGGGGGTTACTTTTCAGCGAAAGCCATAGAAGAAGCCAGTGTTAAACTAGGGGAATACCCTATAGTAAAAATAGTCGGAGATCCAGATAAGAAATATATTTTATCAATAGATCCTAACTACAATAACTCTGAGACTTCAGATGATTTTGCAATGGCTATTCTTGAGTTAAATGAGGAAGATGAATCTGCAATACTCGTTCATGCTTACGCTCTTCCGAATAGTACAAACGAAAAAAGATGTTTATATCTTAAGTATATTCTAGAAAAATTTAATATTGTTTATGCGATTATAGATAATAGTGGTGGACCAGCCTTCTTACAGATAGCAAAAGAATTTAAATTGATACCAAGAGAGCTTCATCTTTTCGATCATGATTTCCTAAACTATAATTCCCAAGAAGGAATACTCTATTCAAAGAATAACTATGATCCTAAGAATGGAAAGATAGTTCACTCTCAAGCTTTCGGTGTTGGAGGATGGTTAAGATTTTCAAATGAGAATTTACAATGGATGATTGAAAAGAAAAAGATAAAATTTGCAGCACCAGTATTCAATGATTCTGATTTTCAGAGCGCTATAAAAGAAAATTTCCCTATAGAAGATTTGCACTACTCAAAAAATCAAGAAATAAGTAAAGATGAGATAAGAGAAATCGCTAAAAATGTTCAAGAGGAAATGAAAGTAGATTTCCTTGAGCACTTGGGCGACATGATCAACTTGACAAAAAGAGAATGTTCGCTTATAGAGGTTTCGACCAGTGTCAACGGAAATCAACAGTTTGACTTGCCAGCCACAATGAAAAGAGACAACAATCCCCATAGAGCAAGAAGAGACTCCTATACAGTCCTACTTCTTGGTAGCTGGGGAGTAAAATGTTATTATGATATGCACAGAGAACAAGAAGTAAATACGTCTTTCGATTTCGTTCCGAGAATGTTTAGGTAAATTTTAAGGCTAAAATTAATTTATAGATGTTTTTTAACCTTTAAAAGTGTATAAGAGTATATGGCCCGTAAACCTAAAGCCGACGCTGTAGTCGTAAATTCAGATCCTTTTACTCCGAAGTTCATTTCAGAATCCGCTAGGGATTTAAGAAATAGAGGGACAAGTACTACCCAAAGCCCACTCTCTGGGTTGTCAGGGGAAATAGAAAACATCAACAAAGGAGTATCCCCTTTTTCCAGAGACAACACTGGAACCTTAAGCGCTCAACAAGCGATTGTTCTTTGTCAGAAGGCTTATTGGAATGTGGCCATCTTCAGAAATACAATAGATATTCAAACTGAATTCGCGAATTCTAAATTAAGTTTCAGAGGTAAGAACAAAAGATCTATAAAATTCTTTAATGAATGGTATAAGAAAATAAATGGATGGTCTTTGTCTGAAAGATTCTTTAGAGAGTGGTTTCGTTCCGGGAATGTTTTTATTTACAAGTTTTTGTACAATATAACAAATATTGAAGTAAATAAAATGTCTAGAGCAGAGGTCGCAAAAAAAATACCTTTGCGTTATACTATTTTAAATCCTGCGGATATGAGAGCTGAAGGATCTGCTACGTTTGTTAATTTTAATTACTATAAGATGCTTAACTCCTACGAGTTAGCAAGATTAAAAGTCCCCAAGACAGAAGATGAGAAAAGGTTTATGGATTCTCTGCCCGTAAAAATTAGAGATGAGATTAAAAGAGGCCAACTCCCAGAGATACCTATTGACACAGAATATTTAACAGCTGTATTCTGCGGCAAGCAAGATTATGAAGCTCTATCAGTTCCAATGTACTACCCTGTACTTTTTGATATTGATTTAAAATTAGAATTTAAGAAGATGGAGAAGGTTATAGCCAGAACAGCTGACTATATGATTCTTCTAATCACGGCTGGCGATAAAGATAGAGATGCAAATACCAATTCTAGAATTTTAGCTGCATTACAGGATCTTTTTGAAATGGAGAGTGTGGGTAGAGTATTAGTTTCTGATTATTCTACAAAAGCAGAATTCGTTCTACCAGATTTAAATAAAATTTTAGGACCAGAGAAGTATCAGGTTGTCAATCAAGATATTGCGAATGGATTGATGAATATATTCTGGGGCGACGAGAAGTATGCCAACTCAATGATTAAAATAAAAGTCTTTCTAGAGAGATTAAGCTCTGCTAGACAAGCCTTCTTAAATAATTTCTTGATCCCTGAAATGGAAATGATTGCCAGTGAACTAGGATTCACAGAAATTCCAGAGCCAGTCTTCGACGAGGTAGATCTAAAGGAAGAAATCGAGTACATGAAGGTCTACACAAGGCTCGCGGAAATCGGAATGTTGACACCTGAAGAACTTTTCCAAAGCTTTGAGACTCACTCTCTTCCGCTTTCTGAAAACTCTATAGAAGCTCAAAATAAATTTAAAGAGCTCAAAGATAAGGGTCTTTACGAACCAATTATAGGTGGACAAAAAAAAGATGGGCTCGGACAGCCAGCTGGCAGACCAGCGGGGACGAAGGCTCCTCAAACAACTAAAAAAGTTTCTCCGATAGGAGCATCTAAATTTAGTTTACAAAAAATATCCGACAATATCAAACTGGTTAATGATCTATCTGAAGCCGTAGAGTCTAAATACAGAGAGCTTAACAAAATAAAGAGACTTAGCTCTAAACAAAAAGATCTCTGCTGGAGCGTAACCGAGTCTATTATTTCTTCTAAAAATTCCAACGAGTGGCAGGAGAGTATCGCCACCTTTATAGAGAACCCTATCGTCAGCCCCGATGAACAGACCCTTAATATCGCAGCAGAACATAATATCTCTCTATTCTTAGCGGGTTTGCTAAAGCAGTCTGAAATTTAAAAAGATTTAAAAATAAAAATCTTCGAAAAAAATCTTGACTTTCAGAAAGTATACTGTACACTGGTGTTGTCAGTATATTCTCATTATGAATCAAAAAACAATCGAAACTGTTGAAGAACAAATTGCAGAAGCCTATGAAACAGATGATGCTGTTTATATCGAAATGCTTGAAAAAGAATTATGCGATTCTATCAGCCAAAATGTTCTTTTCAAAGAAACTATATATTCTTTTGTAGAGCTTCTTGATTTTATCAACACTAATTTCGGCGAAACAGCCGACTTCCCTGTTAGGATTGATAGTGATTTTTATAGAGACCAATTCATTGGAATTCTTGCTAAAACACAATCTCTTGTTGAAGAGGCAAAAAGCATTAAAGTAGATCCTCTTGAATTGATAGATCCTCTTTTCTAGATCTAGAAAAGTTATATATAAAACCTGATTAAAAAATGAGCGAATCAGATCATAGTAAAAAATCAAAGCGTTGTGAGTACTGGAGCGAGATTGTAGAAACTTCAGTCAGTAAATATAAAGCTTTGAATAAAGCTTCTGAAGCCGCAAATAAATCAGGTACACTTGATCCGAATGGCCCATTATTTGAGGCCATTTGGTCAAGCTTTGAAAGCATGTTGAGTCTTATTGATCGTGACGGATGGATCGCATGGTATATTTACGACAATGAATGTGGCAAGAAAAAATTGAAGGCATCCACCGGTAAGGACAAACCACTTTTAAAAATAGATACAGATTTAAAATTGGTTAATTTTTTAATAGAAATCGAAGAAATATGAGCGGAGGATACTTTGAATACAATCAATATAGATTAGAGGCGATGGCAGAAGAAATTGAAAGCTTAATAGAAAATAATAACAAGCCTCATACAAATATATATGGAGAGATTAAGGAAGCTCGTTATTTAGATTCTGAAATTATAGAAAAATTTAAAGAAGCAGCTTATAATCTTCGGCGAACAAGAGAGATGGTCCAAAGAATCGACTATCTTTTAAGCTCAGACGATAGTGAACAGTCTTTCAAAAAAGGATGGGAAAAAGAAATGCCTGCTTCTTGGGAATCAATATGATCAAAATTAGGTTAAAAAAGTTTTGGAGAATATGGTCTAAAGCTCTAGGAGAAAAGGCAGGAAGCACAGATAGTGAAGCTGATAAGATTGCAATAATCAGATCCTCAATTATAGTTTGGTATTTAATTACTAATCTATTCATTGTTCTAAATGTTTTGAGACACTGGTAAAAAAATAAAAATGAAAATGTCTAATATATCTTTATGTGGTTTTTATGGTTTCAATAACTATGGCGACACTTTAATGCTTGATTGCCTTAGTTCTTTTTTAAAGTCCTCTGGTTTAAGCGTCAGCGTTTTTTCTGATAGGAAAAGTGATGAATCTTTTTGTTATAAAAAAGTTGGCCCTAATAAATCAGACATCATAGCTTTAGGTGGAGGAGGAATTATTACACAAAATTTTTGGTATATAAAAGAGGGTTTGTACAAGTATCTAAGGGATGATCAAAAGCTGATTTTACTAAATGTAAATCTCACTTCAGAATCAGTGCCAGTACTAGCTCTTCTCAGGGATAAAATCTCTCTTGCTGTTGTGAGAGATCGTTTTTCCTATGACCTTGCTTTAAAATTTTTAATGGATGAAAGCAAAGT